TAAGAGATGCAAGCCATAGAGAGCTTGGCTTACAGAAGTGGAAAGACCAGCGCATTAGAGTGTTAAAGCGTGATGGTTATATCTGTGCCTACTGTGGTCAAGAAGCCGACCAAGTAGATCATGTAATACCACGCAAGGTAGGTGGCACTCATGACTTAGATAACTTAGTTGCCTGTTGTAAGAGCTGCAATAGTAAGAAGGGCGCGCTTGATGAAGGCTCTTTTTTAGGCGTACGCTCTACCCCCCCTGTCTTTTCAGGGCATCTCTCCACGATGCAGTCCAAGCCAATGCCGGACAGTCCTTTTACGCTCAAACCTAACCCGAGTCAATGACAACTAAGCCTAAAAAGACCCAACCGCTACGAGGGCTAACTCAACCGAGGGTTCACAGCCCACTTCTAAAAGGCAAGTCACGCTCTGGAGAAGTCTTGGAGATGGTTGAGCGGCTAAAAATGGATAAGCTCATGCCATACCAGCAGTTTATCCTCAAGGATATGATGATGGTGGATAAAAAGAATAATTACAGGCGCAAGACAAGCCTGTTGCTTATATCGAGACAAAATGGCAAGTCTCACTTAGGTAGAGTGCGTGTTATATGGGGCATGTTTTATGGCAACGAGAAGAAACACATCATCATGTCTTCAAACCGAGCAACTGCCCTTATGACCTTTAGAGAAATTGCATGGATCATAGAATCAACTCCAGAGTTAAAGGCTATGACTAAGGCAGTGCGATACGCCAATGGTGGAGAGCGAATAGAGCTACTCAATGGTGCAACACTTGATTTAGTATCAGATACACGCGATTCAGCTCGCGGTAGAACAGCAGACTTTCTATGGATTGATGAAGTACGTGAAATATCTGAGGACGGCTATAAGGCTGCTATACCTACGACACGTGCTAGAGCTAATGCTCAAACATTCTTGACATCCAATGCTGGAGATGCCTTCAGTACCGTGCTTAACGGGCTAGTAGAGCGTGCTAAGGATTATCCTCCAGAGACTTTTGCCTATTATGAGTATTCTGCACCTCAGTATTGCAAGATAGATATATCCAGCGAAGCATTCTGGAGGGATGCAGTCGCTCCTAGTAATCCCGCTTTAGGTTACACAGTCACTAAAGAATCTATTGAGGAGGCTATAGCTACTGCTCCCATTGAGACTACTCGTACCGAGACTTTATGCCAGTGGATTGATTCATTGCAAAGTCCTTGGCCTCATGGAGTTTTAGAGGAAACTAGCGATAGCACCTTGGAGCTTGCAGTAGGAGCTTATACAGTATTCGGATTTGATGTTAGTCCTAGTAGAAGAAATGCCTCACTTATTGCCGGTCAATTACTTTCCGACGGGCGAATTGGTATCGGAATCATGGAGGTTTGGAGTTCTCAAGTTGCAGTAGATGATCTAAAAATTGCAGCAGCTATTAAGGGATGGTGCGACCTTTACAAACCGCGCCTAGTCTGCTACGACAAATATGCCACTCAGTCTATAGCCGATAGATTAAAACAAGCTGGAGTCATGACTGAAGATGTTTCAGGCCAGCAGTTTTATCAGGCATGTGGTGATCTATTGACTGGATTGGTAACTCATAAAGTGGTTCATAATGGACAGAGCGAACTCATAAGCCAATTCAATAACTGTTCAGCTAAGGTCAATGACTCCGCCTGGAGAATCATCAAGCGAAAATCGGCAGGCGATATTTCAGCCATTATTGGAGTTGCAATGGCTGTAAGTAAGCTAATGCTCCCTGCACCTAAACCTCAGATTGTGACTTAGACACTTGGAGCTATATTGTAAATAACTTGACAAAGTGCTATCATTCTGTATATGGGTCTATTTACGCGAGCAGTGACAAAGCCAACTAAGCCGACTGTCGAAGCGCAATATGCCCCTCAAGTTTTATCGACTCCATTACTTACTTCTCTAGTACCTGCTCAATCAATTACCAGAGAACTGAGTTTAGAGATTCCTTCAGTAGTAAGAGCGCGTAACTTAATTTGCGCAACTATTGCATCAATGCCATTAAAGCTATATCGCAAATCAACTGGAGAAGAATTAGGCAAGCCATTATGGATGGATCAGCCTGCTATCAATCAACCGCGCTCTGTAACTATTGCATATACAGTCGATTCATTATTATTTTATGGTTTTGCAATATGGTTAATAAAATCTCGTTATCAGGAAGATGGCAGACCAGCATCTTATGAATGGATTCCTAATAATTTAGTTACACCTTATTATGGTAATTCAGAAGGTCGCTTAATTGAAGGTTATTACATTGACCAAGTATTTTATTCTAATGATGATGTAGTTACATTCCAGTCACTCAATGATGGAGTGCTTACAACTGGAGCGAGAGTTTTACGCGCTGCCCTAGATTTAGAAATTGCTAGTGCGGTAGCTGCCAGCACCCCAATGCCGACTGGATACATCTCGAACTCCGGAGCTGACTTAGATCCTAAAGAAGTTCAAGGATTATTAGCAGCTTGGAAACAAGCAAGGTCTCAGCGCAATACGGCCTATCTCACTTCTACTTTATCTTATCAGGCAGTGTCTTACTCACCTAAAGAAATGTTATACAACGAGGCCAAGCAAGATTATGCAACTCAAATATCCAGACTTATGAATTGCGATGCTTTTTATTTATCAGCTGATGCCAATAATAGTATGACCTACTCCAATTTATTAGATTCTAGGAAACAATTTGTTTCGCTAACTTTGCAGCCTTTTATATCCGCAATTGAAGACAGGCTCTCCATGAATGATGTAACCGCGCAAGGCAACGAGGTGCGCTTCGATTTAGACGCATCATTCTTGCGCGCTAATCCAATGGATGAATTGCTAGTGATTGAGAAACTACTAGCACTAGGGCTGATTGACATTAACACTGCAATGGAAATGACTGATCTAACTCCTAACGGAAGCAATGGTATGAACTAATGGAAAATCAAATAATTACATTCTCGGCTGACCTTACGGCCAATGTAGAAGAACGCACTATCTCTGGAAAAATTGTGCCAGTAGGTACTGGAGAAATTGGCTCGACTTCAGCAGGAAAAGTCATCTTTGAAAATGGATCTATTGAACTCCCAACAGACCCTAAAAAAATAAAGCTACTTAATCAGCATAATTCTAAAGACCCGCGTGGTCGCGCATCATTCTTTAATGAAGTCGCTAACGATGGAATCTATGCAACCTTTTCTGTGTCAAAGAGTGAAAAGGGTACACAAAGTTTAATCATGGCCGAAGAAGGACTTATTAGTGGTCTTTCAGTAGGCGTAGAAGTAATCAAGTCAAAGATGAAGAGTGGCATTATGCATGTCACCTCAGCTTTATTGCGTGAAGTCAGTTTAGTTACAGAGGCCGCATTCAAATCGGCAATGGTGACTGAAATATCTGCCGAGGAGACTCCAGAGGCAGTAGAAGAAATCCAACCAACAGAAAGCGAGAAAGCTGTGGAGAATACTCCAGAGACAATCGCAGCTCCAGTAGAAGCAGCGGCTGTAGAAGCTGCTCGCCCAACTGTTGCTGTTACTAATGTGCGTGAGCGCACTGCACCAATCACATCTGCACAATACTTAGGAGCATCAATCAAGGCTGCTATGGGTGACAATGACTCACGCCGCATTGTTGAAGCCGCAGATGATGCAACAACAACAAACACTGGCCTAACATTGCCAGCGCACTTGACAAACTTCATTACTACAACATTCTCAGGCCGTCCTGCATTCGATGCAGTAACACGCGCTGGAACTGTTCCACAACTTAGCTTCACAGTACCTAAGATGGGCACAGCTCCAACTACAGCAGTTACTGCTGAAGGTGGTGCACCATCTGAAACAGGCATGACTTCAAGCTATGACACAGTCACAGCATCAAAGTACTCATCAATTAACCGAGTATCTTTCGAGCTTCTTGATTTCTCAAATCCTGCATTCGAGACATTGCTTCTCAATGAAATGCGCAAGGGTTACGAGAAGGCAACAGATAACGCACTTATCGCAGCATTCACATCATCTGGTGTTCAAGCAACAAGCGTTGCAGCAACTGCACTAGGACTACAGAGCTTTATTGCTAAAGAATCAGCAGCTGCTTATCAGGGCACTGGTGGAGATTTTGCAAGCAAGCTAGTGGCCTCAACAGATCAGTGGGCAGCAATCCAAGGTTATGTAGATGGCTCAAACCGCCCTCTATACGCAGTAGCTTCTCCACAATTTAACGCACCTGGACAAGTTACAGGACAATCAAGTGTCGGTAATGTACTTGGCACTGACCTCATTGTAGATCACAACATCGCTACAGTCGGTGTAATTGATGAGTCTGCATTCCTAGTAGCTCCAGGTTCTGTTTATGTCTGGGAGTCTCCAACCACTAACCTTCGCGTTAATGTATTGATTTCTGGAGAAGTTGAAATCAATATGTATGCGTACATGGCGATTTATGTCGCTAAAGCTGGAGCAGGTGTACGCCGCTTCAACCTAACCTAATCAGTTAGAAACTAAGTCGCTCGGAGGGGCATAGCCCTTGCCCCTCCGAGTCTTTAG